GCACAAATGAAGTCATCACCAAAAACACGAACTTCAACGTGATCGAAAACACTAAGGTCTCCCTTAGAGAGGTAAAGGAAAATGGTCGCTATAACATGGGACATCCAGATGATGTTATCCCCAGTAGTAGTTCCACTTCCCGAGTTGTTAGACCATCCTTTCAAGATAATATCCCCATCAGGAGTGACAAGGATTGACTCGATCAGACAATCGGTGACCCATTGACGAAATGGATCAAATTCTGCATACCCATTACGGAGTTCATAAACATCCGCCATACCAGAGAACACTAGATCCCAATTCTTACCGTCGCCAAAGACGAATCGCCTAAACTTGGACAAAATAGACCCTAGCTCATTTGTTCCTCCATTATAGGGGTTTAACCCATAGGAAGACCAACCAAGCAGTTTAAGTCGTGTATTTTGTCCACCATAAAGACGCTTACGGTGAAAAAGGGGACATATGCCCTCAATGATAAACGTACGTTGCTTGAGTTCTTCAACATATCGAGATCGTAAAACTTTCTCAAATTTGCCAGAGACACCCCAGTAAACTCGCTCCATAGTGAGCGCCACGTCAAATAAATGATAAACACCACAGCGATCAAGATACTCTTTCTTGGAGCGGAAGCCATAATAGACCTCAACGACACCAGGAGATTTTGTTAAATCCATACTCGCAAAAACCTCGTCGGTTGACATATGAGGCGCACGAAACGCATAATCATACATGCTACCAACAAATTTGTGGGCCAGGTGGTACTCAGTCCTCGCTCGAAAATCGTACACGGGAGGAATATCCATCTTGCGAACAGACTTGTCAATATGAGCACGGGTGGTCGGAGTGGCCACCATGTCAGATTTGTTTTCTGTAAAGAAAGGATCTCGAACGTAGGGCAAATAACCGGGGGCTTTAAGTTCACACCGAGCATGCTCGGGTAAAGGTGCACGGCCGATTTTGCCTAGGTACTCAAAACACTGATATGTGTCCACACCAGTGTAAATGGCGCGCTCGAACTTTGATAAGATCTCCGTCCGAGGGATTTCGCCACGCCCCCTTAATGAAGGGGGCTTCGCAAGTTTAAATCCACAGTGGGCAAGACAAAGCCAAAATTAACTTTTCGGGTTGCATCCTTCCGGAAGTGAACGGCAAAGACAGATTGAGTCGCATAGTCAATTAACAACGAACCACACGATGTGAAATCAGTCTCAACGTTATGCTCAACTTCACCAGCAGGACCACGGGTAAAAGTTCCACCCTGAACACACAACTTTTGATCGGTGAAATGGTGGGTTAAAAAGGCAAATGATCTTTCCACATTGAAAGGAAAGGCAGCAGCAAGCTTGGCAGGTTTAATTCCCGAAGCCTTCCTCAACATGGGCTCAAGGGCCACATAGTCGTCAAAGGACATTCGAATTCCATCTACTCCAAATGATGACCAGCCCTTTTTGGGGACTGGAATCCATAATGGACCAGATTGGCTGGGAACCTTCATCACCAAGCCATCTTGAACTGCATGC